ACAACAGTCGTTGACTTACCTGACTGTCGAGGCATCTTACATATATTAAATCTGTTGTTATGGAAATTATTAACTAACTTTTCTTGGAAGTCATACATCTGGAATGGTACTAGACCTTCATCCAAGTTAATGATCTTCACATACTTCTGTGCAAAATACACAGGATCTTGAGCACATTTTAGAAACTCAGTAACTTGTTTCTTTGTAAAGTTCTGAGCAACGTTCGCTTTCTTTAGATTAGGATTTCCAAGGTACTGTTCATGATCAGGCATTTTCTTTAGGAGTCAATTACTAATAATGGTTTTGTGGGATCTTTATCACTGGCATCAAAGTATAATACTTTACTGCCTGGATATACTTTGTTCAACTCATACTGAACATTCTTTTTAAGAGGTCTTGCTCTTTGAGGAAAGAACATCTGAATAAATTTAGTCTGTCCTCTAAACTGAAAAGTAATAGTATAGGTTGCACCATACTTATTCAATCTCTGCCAATTACCTTCTTCGTTGATTGATTTGAAACTTTTCATTGGTTCTCCTTTTTCATTTTCTTCAACATCTTTTGTAAGTCAGCAGTGCTTCCTACAAATAAAGAATTGTTAGTTACGTTAGTAGTATTCTTATCCTTGACTTCATCAATCTCTTTTACTTTTTTCTGGAGATCCATTAATTTATCTGCCGTATCTGCAACATGTTTAATAAGTTGACCAGCAACTTCATATGCCCTTGCAGAATCAGATTGTTGTGCAACGTCTAATGCACCATCTACTGCCTCTTGACCTTTCTCAACTAGAGAATACAACTGAGCCCTACTATACTCATAGTCTTTTGTAATATCCTCTTTACCAGATTTTATATTCTTAGGATTAGTTCTTGTCGGTTTATTGACAGGAGCCTTCATAATCTCAGCACCTCTATCTGTGATATCTAGTGCGTCATCTATTTCATCAAATGTTTCGTCTTCAATCATAAGTCAGAGTCCCTCCCTTGAGTTTCACTGTAAATGGTTCCGTCAGATGCAAAGTCTGTGATTTGTTCACCGAAACCAAAGTCATCTCCAAACTCTATTACTCTCTCAACGACCTTAGCATCATCTTGTGCGTTAATAGAATTTATAGGAATATTTATATCATGAGCTACAATTTCACTTCCAAACTCACCTCTCTTGACAGTAATTCTGTTTCCAGATATACCTCTAATTAACATTTTCTCATCGTCTATTTGAATGTAAGTCTTAGTAGAGAACGGAGTTGCATTGTTGACTTCAAATGAAGTTACATTAGGTTGAATGACTTCGTTGGTTCTAGCAGCATCGTCTTGAGTATAGTCTTTGACAGCGATAGGAACAGCTGTATATCTCTGTTGTCTAGTTGCAGTTTTTCTGTTTTCTGTTCCAGTAAAGTAGTCTGCTTGTACTTTTTCAATCAATCCATCACTGCTATTATTGATAGGACCGAACAGATAAGTTTTACATACGAATGATAGAGTATACACCAAAGCCCTTCTCTGTAAGAAGTCATCTTCATAATTATCTTCCATCTGGATTCCTTCCAGAGTTATTGGCATATCTCTCTTCTCACCAATAATATCTACCAAGTCTATGGTTAAGTTGAAAGCTGGTTGGAAGTAAGGAAGTATCTGTTCCAAAATTTGTATCGCATCCTCATTAAGTTTAGCAAGGATACTAAGATTCATATTAATATTATATGGCACAGGCATAAATGACTTCACCATTTTCTTTGTATTCTTATTAACAGACTTGAAAGATTGCATAGTAGATACCTTTCTTGTCGAGTCATAGTTCATACCTATAACTTCAAAAGACATTCTAGGTAAAGTAAGAGTAGTACCCACTGTACTATCACCTTGATAATCTCTACCTTGTGTTACTCTTGCTAAAAATTTCTGTTGAGGACCATAAGATATAGGAACTTTTACAACACTGACTGTTTTACCAGATCTATCTTTATGCTGTACTTCTATATTATTAAAGAGTGTTCCGAAAGACACGATTGTCTTACGAATAATCTCATGATAGAAATGATTTGTTAACATAATATTACCACCTTATGAAACTATTTAGAATTCCCCAAAAGGATTTCTTTCTGAGAAGTCTATGATCTCGTCTGCTTCTGTCTCTATTTCGTCATTAGCAGCAAAGGGAATATCAGTAGAGAGGTCATCCCCAACTGATAGAATCCTGTAACTTGCAGCTGCACCAACAATTGTTTCTCCTATTACAAAACTACCACTCGCTGCTACAACCTTAAGAACATTATTTGCAGTATCCCAGTTGGCAACGTATGCACTCGTACCTGTAGATACCTGTGTTACTACTTCATCTATATCAAACTCACCATAAGAATTAGATGTGACAGATGATATAGAAACAGATGCGGCAAGAGATGTATAACCAGCACCAGCATTGCTGTATCTAATCTCCTTGACTGTACCTGCTGTGCTTACAACTGCTTCTGCTTGTGCGTTCTGTAGTAATGGTATGGTCTCATTAGACTGTTGTATGTACACAGATGTAATACCAACTGTAGGTGTAAATGTATATCCTTTACCACCAGTCGTGATTCCAATAGGACCTAGGACTGCCTCTGAAACTATAGCAGTCGCAATCGCAACAGATACAGGTGAACCACCACTAAACTGTACGAGAGGAGGTGTAGTATATCCTGTGCCTGGATTTGTTAGTAAGATTCTATCAATAGATTGATTAGGTACACCAGATCTTGATGTCATAATTGCAACAGCAGTCGCCTGAGTTCCAAGATCAGGATCTTCAAAAGTCATGATAGGAACTGAAGTATATCCCCAGCCTTCATAATTGATAGTCAATCCTGTTACAGTTTTAGTAGCATCAGTTGTTGCAATTACAGATGGGAATTCATTATCCATCTTACGAATGAAATTAGAATTAACATTTGTCTGTAAATCAGTCTCTTGTTGTGTTTCAGTCGTAGGAACTTGAGTTGCAGTATTAGTTCTTAGTGCATTATCACCAGTCAAGTTGATAGTTAGATGATCTAAGAATCCCTCAAATGATGCAGTCTGAGTAGGAATGAATCCCTGTCCTGAAGCATCAGCACCCAATTTCAGGGAATCGCCAGCAAAGAACATAATTGGGTTTGCTGTATTAAGACTGTTACTTGCAGTTCCGTTTACAGATATAGTTGCATCAGTATTGTATTGTTCTACTCTGATAAAGTTCCAAGCATTTAGATTAAGTTGTGTTGTGTTTTCAATAGATCCAGAACCAGAAGCAAACACTATGTTACCTGTCTCTCTGTAATATATCTTGAATCTATCAGTCCACATGACTGTTCCACCATTGACTGCTGGATCAAACTTAGTTGGATACAACCAGAAACTTAGTGATAGTCTACCATTACCAGTATCTCTAGAATCTACATTGGTTGTAAAATGGAAGTTAGCACCAATAACATCAGTGATTGCAGTATGATGTAGAGAGTTGTTTCCAAACTTAATTTGAGATGATGTGAGTTTGTTTGGTGGTGTGAATGATATAGTAGGAACACTTAGATAATTTGATCCACTACCTGTTAGTGTTACAGAATCAATACCGCCTTCAGCAATGGTTACTGTACCAGCAGCCGTTACTCCCTTAGTTGGTTTGAATATTGTTACAGTAGGAGTTCCCTTGTAATTACCATCATCAAGAAGATTGATACGTTGAATTGATTTAACGCCTGGAACTGTAGATGCAAGAGATACATATGCCTGAGCATTCTGACTGTCATCTTTCTCTAACTGTAGAGTAATTATATTACCACGAGTGATGATGCCATCATCAACATCTTCTCCATTCTTATCAGTCAGTCCATCAGGTAGATCAATAACCTCATCTTCAGGCTCAAAGATCTCACATCTAAACTCATACATGAAGAGTTCATTTAACTGGTAGAACGGTACTTTTCTTTCAATATACTTGATTTCAAATAAAGCATTGTCAAGAGGTAGATAGATTAAATCACCTTCATTTGGAGTTTGAGCATTGAGTCTCTCACTCTCTGGAAATAACTTCATGAATGGTGCAATGAAGTCGTCATACCTTTCTTTGGATACAACTAAAGTAACCTCGTCTTGATCTCGAACACCAAACTTTGTTAATACATCAGAAGGAGTTCCGAATCCGTCTACGTTAGTAAGGTATGCTTCCAATCTAAAACTATCATCAAACTTAGACGCAGTAATTTCTCTCATCACTGTGTTCTGATTAATGATTTTTCTAGGAAGATACAATACATCCTGTCCGAACAATTGTAAGTGTTCGTTCACCAAGTCTTGAACTAGTCTTTGTTCACTTGGAGATCCATGTAAAAAGAAAGGCGATAAAGGCATTATCCAACAAAGTCTAGAGGTGGCATTGC